GTAGAGAACAAATGGCGGGCGGACATTGTATTCGTGGATGAGGACGGCCTTGGCGCTGGCGTATTAGACCGTGGACACCAACTTGGGCATAGATGGATTGGTGTGCAGAATGGCGTTCGCGCTTCAGACACAAGAAAGTATGCGAATAAACGCGCCGAAATGTGGGACCTGATGAAAGAATGGCTGGCAAATGCAGATATACCAAACGATCAGGAGTTGATAAACGATTTACTTGGCCCGGAATATGGATATAACAAAAGAGAGCAAATACAACTTGAACGGAAAGAGGACATGAAATCCCGTGGTTTGAGTAGTCCCGACTGCGCGGATGCTCTTGCGATTACTTTTGCCGAAAGGCTTGGCGCAAGACTGGAAAGCGATGAAGATTCTTTTTCTTTGGAACAGCAACATAAAGCGCCGGATTCAGATACAGGATATTGAAATGGAAGAATATTTATATACGTTAGCGTCTCAATGTACTGGTTGCCGCAATATTGTAACGTTTCGAGTGGGACTCTCTTGCCCCATCGAGGAGGCCAATGGTAAAGATGGAATATGTCAATGTGGGGCATCCTACAAATTGATTTATGCTGCAAAGGGACACGACTTGTTTATGCAACCAGAAGTAGAAGCTTTACATGAAATATTAGGCGCAAGAAAAAATAATATTATGCCAGATACAGGATATTAAATCAGTTTCGCGGATAGACCGCCTCTTATCGAAAAACAGGATAGTTGAATATGATAGACGTAAGAAATATGGGACAACCTATGGTGCAGCCTGAAGCGCCTATGATGGCCGCTGAACCACAGATGGCCATGCCGATGGCGCAGGAACAATCCTTCCAGCCTTCTGTGCCGAAGAATATCCAGAAACTCAAGGATTGGACGACTAAGAAGAATATCGCTGACGATATAGAGCAAGGTACTCTGGATACGCTCGGTCAGCTTGTGGTATCGGAATACGACCTGGATAAGAAGTCCCGCGAGGAATGGGACAAACAGAATGAAGAAGCAATGCAACTTGCTTCAATGATTGCCAAGAAGAAGTCCTTCCCGCATGCCGAAGCGGCTAATATCGTCTATCCGCTTGTCTCGATGGGTGCTGTGCAGTTTGCCTCCCGTACATTGCCGACGGTTGTACGCGAAGGTATGGTAGTCAAAGCCAAGGTTGTAGGCAAGAAAACAAATGAAAAAGTTGAGCGGGCCGACCGTATCAGCGATCACATGTCTTTCCAGCTTGCCGAACAGATGGACGGCTGGTATGAGGACATGGATTCTCTATTGCACTATTACGCTGTGGCAGGCGTTGGCTTTAAGAAAACCTATTGGTGTGTCGAGAAAGGTAAACCGGAGTCAGTGTTCCTGCGGGCCAGCGACGTAACGGTGCATTACTGGACTAAAACGCTCGACACTGCCAAGCGAATTACCCACGAATACGAGCTTACACCGAATGAACTGGCGACTAAGCAACGGACTGGTGAGTTCCTGAAAGTCGATTTAGGCGAAGGTGAAGCCGATTCTAAGACCGGCGGTGGAACGGATAGTCAGAATCCATATCTGATTCTCGAACAGAGCCGGTGTTACGATTTGGACGATGATGGCTACGCGGAGCCGGTAAATATCTTCGTGCATAAAAAGACCAATAAGGTTCTTCGTATTACCGCCCGCTGGGAAGAAGAAGCAATCGCGTGGAACAAAAAGAACGAAGTAACATATATCGACGCCGAATGTTACTACACGAAATTCTTTTTCATGCCTTCCATAGATGGTTCTTTTTACGGTATTGGCCTTGGCCGTCTCTTGGGGCACTCGAACAAGGTTGTTAATTCGATTATCAATCAGATGCTCGACGCCGCAACATTGCAGAACGCAGGCGGCGGACTGGTATCAGATGACCTTGAGATATTCGGGGCAAATCGCAAATCCGGTAAGTTCGTTCTTGAACCGGGCACATGGCTCCAAGCCCGCGATAAAGGCAGTGGTAATGATCTGCGCGGCAAGTTTATTCCGTTCAATTTCCAGGGGCCAAGTCCCGCGCTTTTTGAATTACTTGGACTGATTATTGAATCCAGTCAGCGCCTTGGACAGTCCGTGGATGTCTTGTCTGGTGATGTCAAACAAGCCGATCAGCCAGCTACGACCACACTGGCCTTGATCGAACAGGCGACGAAGTTCTTTACCGCCGTGCGTGAACGCCTGTTCAACTCCCTCAAAAACGAATACCGCAAGATTCACCGCTTGAACCGGCGATACCTTGAAGATATGGATTACAACCGGATGCTGGATGATGAGGCTTATCAGGTCGCCAAGGCGGATTATCAGGACGACGATCTGGATGTTGTGCCGGTAGCCGATCCGCGAGAGGCGACAGACGCCCAGCGGCTTATGAAGGCGCAGGCGGTACTTGATTTTCTGCAAATTCCGATCTCAAATCCTCGTATGCGTAAGGCTGGTAAGTTGTATCTCGATGCTTTACAAATTGAGGACTCCGAGGATTATCTGCCTTCCGATGAGGAAATGAAACAGCCGCCAGCGGATGTGCAACTGAAACAGGGCGAAATGGCATTGAAGCAGGCTGAAATAGCGGTCAAGGAAAGGGAGATAGACGCTATCGAGGCCAAGTTACAAGCCGAGATATTGCAGATCAAGGCCGATGCGATTTACAAACTGGCAAACGCCGAGGCCAAGGAAGCTGGTTCTCAACTTGCGGAATACAAGGCATTTGCGGATCATTTAATTTCACAGGTAAAACTCGATCTTGAACGTATGAACATTCAGGCGCAAGGCGAACAATCTTCCGCCGCGTCAGCATCATCACAGAAACCCACAGGAGGGTTAAATGGAGAGTCAGCAGAGGCCGCCGTTGCCGCCGGAAGCATGGGCGGCATGGAAGCAAATGGAGCCAACGCGGGAGTTCTTCCGGCAACTGGAGGAACAGAAGGCGCAAGCCAAGGATAGAAATGGTGGAGGTGCTGCTTTGTGCTACGAAAATGCACATGAGACGCAAGCTAAATTAGCTCATGCGGTTGGATACATTAAGGCATTAACTTTTGCATTAGAGAAGATTGTTCCGAAACCTGAACAAGAATCCACCGAACAGGAAAGCGAATAAGCCGGGGATAGGCGACATCAATTCAAAATAGAGTGGCAACGTGTGCCGGAGTAGTCTTAGTTCATGGCGGGGCCGGGCCGACCACAAACGTAATTAATATGGATGGCATTGACCGATTCCCCGGTAATAATTTTATTCAGGAGAGCAAATAATGGTTGCGCCTTCATCCAAGCAAATACACAATGAAATCCTTGAGCAATTAACTACTGAAGCTTGGTTTGATCGACGCGACCCTGTGATTTGGCCTTGGAAGCAAAAATGGATTCATAGGTTTCTTAAACGACACGCCGATATATGGAGGGAGCTTGCCAAGAAATGAAGGGTGATACTTATTTGCCAACGGCTATATCCACAAAGGGAGCCGCGATTGTTTTGCAATGCTCTGGATGTAGGCAATGGATGGTAATAGAAGTCCCAAAGAACAAGCGTTTCCCGTTGTCTGTGGAATGCGGCTGTGGTTATATAACAGAAACAGTAAACTTTGTCGTTCAGGAAGATTATTCCGGGTCTCATTAACTCTCTATGATGCTTATGGAGGCAGAAATGACTAAGAAAGAAGCAACAAATCTCGTCAACTCGATTAATAATTGCTTTACTTCACCGTTCATGCCGTTGGGCTTTGTGCGGTCGAGAGTTTTGGAAGATGGTGGAATAATACTGAAGATTGGTAGCCGGGATTTACAAGTTAAGAAGGATTGTACATTCTTGGGGCAAGAAACCGACTTAACGGCTGAATGGGATATTAAGGGGCGCAAAGAAAACCACGGCATTTCTTTTGAACTATACAAAGTGTTATTCGCGCTTTTGAATTGTTTTGAACCGGGGCAATACGCGAAAACGGCGCGTCAGAAAAATTGCATGGATTGGGGAAGAAAAGTTATGAGGAAAGCGCAACGATTAGGATTACACGAAGCGCCAATGGAGGGAAAATGAAAAAGTATAGGTCGGTGTATGTCGAGTGGATAGATTCGTCCTCTGTCGTTACGTCGGGTTGGAAGCGAGAAGATGAACTGCCGGATTCCGACCCGATACTATGCCGTTCTATTGGATTTTTGTATGAGAAAAGTAAAAAGGCTATTCGTATTCTGGCGACTTACTATAAGCAACCGTCAGGATTAATGGTAGATGGTGTTACCGACATACCTCTTGTGGCCGTCAAGAAACTGAGATACCTGAAATGACAGCCACAGCTACTACTTGTTCCGAGATTTATACTGATGGTTATGGTGTTCCGCGTTGGTCGCTAACCGACGCGCCGATAACCGAACAATATCCTCTTGACTATACAACCTTGCCTGAATGGTCGAATGCGGTATGTTCTAAAACTAAAAGTGGGGACGTACCCAAATTGATCTTTTATCTTGGAATATTTACACTGTTCTGCTTGATATACGGTGCATGGTGCTTGGCAAAAAGGGACGCCGCTTAAATGACTAAGAACGAAGTCATGGCCTTGATCGACGCGTATCTGGATGAGAAGAAGCAACAGCGTTGCACGGCCCACATTATGCTCGACATTCACATGAATCAGGGCGGATTCGGTGTACCGCAATTTAATGTTCTTCAGCCGGAGAGTACAAAGATTTTGCCGAATGGACTGAAGTTTGTTATGGAAGATTAAAAATAATATTGCCTACATCTTGACTTTTACGTCCCAGTGTATTATGGATTGAAGTGCATTAGCTCATAAGCACCTCCGTTCGTGCGCCAAGCCGAGGGGCGCGACCCACATCGTAGGCTTGGCGTAAATTAAAAATAAGGCGGGACGGACAAGTGTCCCGACGGGTCCCATAAGCCCGTTCTGGTCGGCGCGATACCGACTCCCGCAACCAAAATATACGGTTACTGTATAGATTCGCTTCGGCGGATTACTCTACGGCCCGGACTGTTAATTCAGTTCGGGCCTTTTTGTTTTACCAGTGCCTTCAAAGGAGGGTTGTATGCCGTGGGTTCCGATAGGCCATCGTGTTTTAGTTAAGCCGATGGATTTACAGGATGATCTGAAAAAAAGGTACAGCCATATCGAGATTCCCGAATCGGTAACTGATGTTCAGCAGTACGCATGGAACCGGGGCGAGTTAGTTGATTGGGGTCCGACGGCGGGGATGCACTTTGACGGCAAGACGATGAAGGAACTTGGACTCAAGCGTGGTGATAAGATTCTTTATAACCAGTACGCAGGATTAACCTTCAAAGACGAAAACGGAGTAGGTTTTCGTGTAATCAACGATCAGGATATAAACATGGTCTGGCGTGACGCCGAAGAAGGTACGGAGTTCACGGCAGGCGAGGAGGCCGTAAGTGGCTGAGATCGGAACGACAACTAAAGAGCAAGCCAAAGAGGCGCTGAAGAAAGAAATCGAGGAGGCTGCGAAAGATGGCGGTAAAGTGCAAGAGTCCGGCGATGAAGGCGGCAAAAAAGATGAAAATGCCGCACATGAAGAAGAACAGCAGAAAGAAGTAAAAGCAACACCGAGTGACGTTGAGGAAATAGCCCTCGATTGGGGCTGGCGGCCCAAGGAAGAATTTGAGGCCGACTCCGAAAATAAGGGTAAGCAGTGGGTCGATCCGAAAACCTTTGTGAAGAACCAGAAAGGCATTTCGGACGCCTACCGGAAGCGCGACAAGGAACTACAGAAGCAAGTGGACGAAACGGCCAAGACGGTTCGCGCAATGCACGAGCGACAGGAGGCGGCGGACAGGCGCGTGAAAGAGGCCGAGAAGAATGCGCGGGAAAATCTACTGAAGGAACTGGAAGGGAATTTGGCGGCGGCTGCCGGTGAGGGCGACAAGGTTGCCGTTCTTGATATTAACAAGAAGATCGTGGCCCTGACCGGAGAATTAAAGGCGGAAGAAGTTGAAGAATCAGGAGAAGGGCAAGAGTCCACTTCGGAGGGTCCGGCTACCGGCGCAAATTCACCGACCGTTCAACGTTGGTTAGGTAAGAATGATTCTTGGTACGGTGATCTGAAGAATCCGTTATACGCTGCAATGACACTATTCGCGGATACACGCTCCACCGAATTGGGTAAGGAACATACCGATTGGACTTGGGAACAGATATTAGCAGAAGTAGACAAAGGCGTTACCGAATATCGCACGAATGCGGAGAAGCAGTTTGCTCCGCCTAAGCAACAGCGCGAATTTTCCGCAGTCGGAGGCGGTACGCCGGGAGGTAGTAAGAAAAAGACGTTCAATGATTTAAGCGATGATGAAAAGCAAAAGTGCAAAGCGTTTGTAGTTCGCGGCGCTTTTAAGGACAACCAAGCGTATGTCGATTTACTTTATCAACAGGAGAGCTAACAATGGCAGAGGCCAGGATTCACTTAACCCAAAAGAGTACGCCTTTCAAGACTGATTTCGCCGCGAAAACCAGAGCCGACGAAATTATGAAAGACTCAGGTATTACAACTGAAGTTATCCCTTACATGGGTGGATTTGCATTGAGAGAAATGAAAGTACAGGCTATAACAGAACAAGAGTCGCACTCAGAGGGTGCAACCGCAGTACAGAGCAGGCCGGATAGACTGGCCGAAAAGCGCAAGAAAAGGGCCGAGGTTGGAGCGCGTAGTCCGCTGGATGCCCGCATACCGCCGGGTTATGTCGGGCGGTGGGTATTGGACAATCCCGAACTTGGCGGCAAGAGACTCCGCGAAAGAGCGGATAAAGGCTGGGATTTTGTTACCAACGATGCTACGCATACGCCTGTTTCTGGCGACGTTAATCGACCCGGATCATTAGGATCGTTCGTTGAAATGCCAGCAGGCAACGGCGGCAAACTTTATCTTATGGTTATCGAGAAGGTATTGCACGATGAGGATAAGGCCGCCTACAATGCGAAACTGGATGTAATCGACAAACAGATGCGGAGATCGGCAGAAGTGCCGGGTATTCAGGGTACTGGCATGACGGTTAATGTCACTACCCCACAGGTACTTTCCAGATAACTTTCGTTTTGTTTAATCATTGGAGCTTTAAAAGTGGCAAATTCGGATATTGTTAATGGGTTTATGCCTCTCAGGCGACTGAGCGGCGGGCCTATTCTCATCAACGAGTATTACATTGATTCGTCTAACAGCGTAGCCGCTGTAGGCGTAGGGTGCATGATGTCACTGGTGGCTAATACCGCCTCTGTCAAAGTGCCCGAAGTCTACCTAGCTACTGCCTCGACGATTCCGGTCGGCCCGGTCGTAGCTTTTAAGTACGATCCCGATGCGCCGAACCGTCTGTATCTTCCGGCTTCGACCAGCGGTTATGTCTATATCGCTGATTCTCCCGACCTGATTCTGCTTGCACAGAGTTCCGGTACGTTTGAGGATGGCGACATCGGCGCTAACGCCAGTCTGACCGATGCTGGGACCAGCACGACCAGCGGCGCTTCGGGTCAGGAAATCGACCAGAGCACTATCGACACGACCGAAACGCTGATATTCCAGATTTACCGTCTGCTTAACAGAGAAGATAACGCGCTAGGCGCGAATGCGAAGCTCGAAGTTCGTTATAACCTGCATGCTTACGGTGCTGGTAATGCGGCTGAGGGTAACTTCACAGGCGTCCATAACTAATTCACGGCCCAAAGGAGATTAACCAATGGCTGTTCAGACTACAAGCAATTGGGGCAAATCGCTGGAGCCGGGAATTAAAGCCTGGTATGGCGAAGCGTATCCCAAAGATGCGGAAGTTGGCAAAACCATCTTCCAGAATGAAACATCCGACAAGAATTTTGAGGAATTTGTCGGCGTAACTGGCTACGGCCTCTACCCCGTCAAAACCGAAGGCGGAGAAATGTCCTTCGATACGATGCAGCAGGGGTTCGTCAGTCGTTTCACCCACGTCGTGTATCAGAGCGGATTCATTGTAACCCGCGAAATGAACGATGACGAGCAGTACAACATTATGAAGCAGCAAGCCGTGTCACTGGCCTTTGCCGGTGTCGCTT